CCTTCAGCCATTAATTCTAAATCACCACCTTCAAATTCATTCTCTGGTGATAATAAACAAGTCATAGATATTTTTCTTACAGGCGGTTCGTGTTTCATACTTACATCGTTATCTACATGCCAATCATAAAAGCCACCTTCTGGATATTCCGTGTATTGTGCCATTTCAGTTATTGTCATTCCATCAAAACCAAAATGATTACCATTAGTAGTTTTCATAATACGTTCAATGTCTTTGTACATATCTCCCATTTTTTTAAATGGTATCCAACTAATATGTGAGGTTCTAGTTTTAGTATCTATTACTCCACCTTTAGTACCTTTTTTACTTCCAACTTGTGCGTCATTTCTAGGTTCAGCACGTCCTGCTTCAATAATCATTTGACATTGTTTAGGTGTAAAGATTGGTTGTGTTGTTTCTACTATGTAAGATTTCCATCGTGGTTCTGTTATCATATTAATATCCGTATTCTACCCATCCCGTTATTATATATTTATCATTCGACAGAGGAGGGTTACCTCTGTGTACGTGTGTAAATTGTGCAGGCCAAACTAACATAG